TAAGCGTAGTGTAAATATTAATTACAAAAATAAATTTTGTTAGGGGTGGGGGGGGGGGTATAAATCCCTGGAGAGATTTGCCGTTGACCGGGCGCTCAACTTCGCGCAAGATTTTCTCCCACTTATAAACGAAAGGAGGGGTTTTAATGGCTAATGGAACGCCAAAACCTTTAGTTTTACTTGAAGGACATAGGACAAAAGCTGAAAAGGAGATAAGAGAAAAGGCAGAAAAGGAGCTAATGACAGGCTCCTCTTTTTCTGAGTGGTCGGAAGTAAAAGAAAGCCCTGTTGCTCACAAGCAGTTTATGAAAATGAAAAAAACATTTAAGGCTATTGGGAAGGATGATGCGCTGATCGAGTCGGTAATCAACCGGTACTGTCTGCTACATTCCGAAGTCCGGGGCTTTGGAGATAATAAAATTCAGATTGAGCAAGATCTGACAGAACTAAAAGAACTTTACCGCAACAAAGAGGTCGATTCTTTAACGTATTTAGATAAGCGAGAAAAACTCTATGGTGTACAAATGGCCTGTGATAAAAAAATAATGGAAAAACGTAAAATGATGCTCGATATTGAAAAGGAAAACCTAATGACTTTAGCTTCTGCTATGAGAAGCATCCCCAAAAAGCCGGATAAGAAAAAAGAGGCCACCGGTATTGCTGCCTTTAGGGAGCAAAGGAGAGGATAGTTTATGGCCGTTGATAAAAAGAAAGCACTTGATGTTATAAATTTTATTCAATGCTTAAAGCTACCGGATGATTTTTACGGGCAGCCTTTTGTTTTACAGGATTGGCAACACCAAGTTTTGTGGGATGTTTATGGCACTGTTAAGGGAAATGGCCTGCGGCAATATCAGTATGCATATCTGGAAATACCAAAAAAGAATGGAAAAACCACAAAAATTGCTGGAATCAGTATATATCATCTTTATTGTGATGACCCTGGCGGCCAGATTTATTGCTGTGCTGCCGAAAGAGAACAGGCCGCCCTTGTATACAAGGCTGCAAAACAAATGATTGAGCAGGATGAAGAACTGTCACGGGTGCTTAATGTGGTTGATAGCAAAAAGGAGATTATCAATACCGAGACAGGAACATTTTTAAAGGTTTTATCGGCCGAAGCTTATAGCAAGCATGGTTTAAATCCGACGGTTGTTATATTTGACGAATTGCATTGCCAGCCCAACCGGGATTTGTGGGACACAATGACATTTGGAGCAGGGGCCGCACGCAAAGAACCGTTATGGTGGGTTATTACCACTGCTGGTGATGACCCTGACCATAAAAGCATTGGGTGGGAAATACACGAAAGAGCTATGAAAATACAATCAAGGGAAGAGGTGGACCCTTCTTGGTATGTAAAAATATACGGAGCACTAGAGGACGTTGATATATTTGATGAGGCAACATGGTATGCCGCTAACCCGTCTTTGGGGGTAACTATTCCAATAGAGACAGTGCGGCAAGAGGCATTAGCGGCTAAAAACAGTGAGGCCACGGAGCGCCTTTTCCGTTGGTTGCGCCTTAACCAATGGGTGCAGCTGAAGCGTATCGGATGGCTACCGCTGACCTTATGGGACAGTACAGAGGGGAAATGGAACCCGACGGAGTTAGTTGGTAAATACTGTTATGCCGGACTGGACCTATCAAGCACAACAGACTTAACTGCGATTGCCTTATTATTTCCACCCCAGCCAGGACTTGATGATTGGCGATGTATATTTAAGGCGTTTATTCCGTTAGAAAACATGAAAGAAAGGGTGCGGCGTGACCACGTACCTTATGATGAATGGGTAAAGGCCGGTTATTTGGTTGCTACGGAAGGTAATGCAGTTGATTATGAAACTGTTCAGTTGCAATTAGAGAGCTACGCGAAGCAATATAAAATTAAATGGCTATGTGCTGATAAGTGGAATAGCCAAATGCTAACACAGGCTTTAGCTAAAAAGGGGATTAAGACAATAGAAATAGAGCAAACAATGGGCGGCTTGTCTCCCGGTATGAAGGAGATAGAACGCTTTTTACGTTTAGGGCAAATGACGCATGAGTATAATCCGCTTGCCCGCTGGTGTTTTGGGAACGTGATAGTAGCTACGGATGGTAATGAAAATATTAAACCGATGAAAAATAGAAGCTTTGAGCGTATCGACCTAATGGCGGCCTTAATAGATGCAATGGCCGCGGCGGTAAAACTGGAAAGTAAAAAAAGTACTTATGAAACGCGGGGAGTTAGAATTTTGTAAGGGGTGATAAAGTGAAACTTGGGTTAAAAAATAGACTAAAAGTATTAATGACTGGAAGCCTTAATGAGTATACAAGGGCTTTTTTAAGTGGAGCTGATTTGCCGGAGATAGGAGCAATTAATTCTGAATTGGCGATGAAGTATTCGGCAGTTTCAGCTTGTATTCGCGTTAGAGCCGAAACATTTGCTAGTGTTCCATTTATTCTTTATAAAAAAAATAAAGACGGGCGCGATATTGTTACAGATTTGGACATTTACGATATTTTACACAACCGTCCAAATGAAGAAATGGCTCCTTTTGGGTTCAAGGAAACCTTAATGACAAATTTTGATATAAGCGGCAATGTAGTTTGTGAAAAATTACTGAATGCAAACGGGCAGTTGGTTGGTTTATACCCATACCGGCATGAAAATGTAAAAATTAAACGCGACCAAACGACAAAAAAACTTATTTACGAAGTTGGCAGCGGCTCAGATGTTAAAATACTACAACGTAATCAGGTTTTTCATGTACCCAATTTAAGTTTCGATGGAGTTCTTGGCTTGTCACCAATTAGTTATGCAGCTTCGGCTATTCGTTTAGGTCTTTCTTATGAGCAATACGGCGTTAATTTTTATAGAAATGCCGCTTTGCCGAGCGGTGTGTTTGAGCATCCGAACGAGCTAAGCGATGATGCCTTTAGGCATTTGCAAGAGGGGTTAAAAGAAAGCTATACAGGGATGCTTAATACGGGCAAACCAATGATTTTAGAAGAAGGTATGAAATGGACTCCGATGACATTTAGTCCAGTTGATGCTCAATTAATCGAAAGTAAATATTTTCAAATTGAGGATATTTGCAGAGTATATCGTGTCCCCCAACATTTAGTTAACAAGCTTGACCGTTCAACATTTAGCAACATCGAGCATCTGTCTTTGGAGTTTGTTATGTACACCATGTTGCCTATATTTAAGCGTTTTGAGGATAATATAAATATGCAGCTATTAACCGCAAAACAGCGGAAAGATGGTTATTATTTAGAGGCTAAAATTGATGGTCTATTGAGGGGGGACGCCAAGAGCCGTGCCGACGCTTACGCTGTGGGGCGCCAATGGGGTTGGCTGTCAGTTAATGATATTTTAAGGCTTGAAAATATGCCCGCAATCGGCCCTGCCGGTGATATTCGTCTGACACCCGCAAATATGATTGATAGCTCAAAACTCAGCGAGGAATCAAATAAAACGTATGCCAAGCTGGTTGAGGATATCTTCAATATGATTGACAAAAAAAGATAGGACTTTATCAAGTAGGCATTGGAGGTATAAAAATGCGTATAAATTTAACAGGACAAAAATTTGGCAGGCTAACAGTTATTAAATTTGCGGGAGTAGATGAAAAAGGTAGAACAATGTGGGAGTGCCAATGTGAGTGCGGTTCCTTGATTATTGTGCGTAGTGATAATTTAAAAAGAGGCATCAGTAAAAGTTGTGGCTGTTTTTCCCGAGAAATGGCAAGTAAGCGTTTAAAAAAATATGAGAACACCGATCATTATTTATATAAAACATGGATGGGCATGAAACTAAGATGTGAAAGTAAAAGCTCAGGCATGTATAAATATTACGGGGAAAGAGGAATTAAGATTTGCGATAGATGGAAAAATTATGATAATTTTTATAATGACATGATTGGTGGATATAAAAAAGGCCTAACCATAGATAGGATAAACTGCAACGGAGATTATGAACCACCTAATTGCAGATGGGCAACAATGACAGACCAGGCAAACAATAAAAGCACTACCATATATGTCACTTTTTGCGGTGAAACAAAACCGCTTGCTGAGATGTGTAGAAAATACAAAGCCGACTATCAACGCACGTGGAAGCGTTTACACAGAGGGTGGAATATTGCGAAAGCTTTACTTGCTTAGCATTAACGAAAGGAGGTAAAACATGGCTAGATTTTGGACTTTTACAAACAGGGTGGCTACTGAGGCTGAACCGGAAAGCGTTGAATTGAGGATTGAGGGTGATATTGTCAGTGATGACGATGTTTGGTTGTATGAATGGCTTAATATTGCAGCAACTTCGCCTAATACATTTAAAGCAGAACTTGCAAAATATAGCAATAAGCCGATTACGGTCTGGATTGATAGTTATGGCGGCGATGTTTTTGCAGCAGCCGGTATATACAATGCTTTAATGGAACACAAGGGGCCGGTAACAGTTAAGATTGACGGTAAGGCAATGTCTGCTGCTTCAGTTATTGCGATGGCAGGCGGCGAAATATTAATGTCACCTGTTGCGGTAATGATGATACACAATCCGTTGACAGTAGCCCAGGGCGATATGCACGACATGCGCCACATGGCCGATGTACTTGATACCGTTAAAGAAACAATTATTAATGCTTATCAAATTAAAACCGGCAAGTCTCGTGCAAAAATATCCGAAATGATGGACGCGGAAACTTGGATGAGCGCAAGGGCAGCAATAAAAGACGGCTTTGCGGATAAAATGCTTTATGCGGAAAGCGAGGAACTGGTTAAAGATTACGCGCCTAACCTGTTGTTTAACCGGTTGGCAATTCAAAACAGCGCTTCAGCAGTTACCAAGCGACTGTTTGACATTGAGAATGAGCACAAACCAAAAGAACAAGAACCCGATATCAAACAACTTAAAGCTAAACTAGCTCTTGAGCTTGAACTTTAGAGCTTTTTTAATGTCAAAAAATTAATTAAACGGAGGTAAAGAAATGAATCAATCAAAAGAAATGAAGGCTTTGCAAGCTGAAATGGTTGCAAAGGAAAAAGAAGCAAAAGAACTCAGAGATAAAGCAGATGTTAAGGCGGGGGATATATTGGCAAAAATTGATGAAATTAAATCTATTAAGGCCAAGCTTGAATCCCAAAAAATTCTTGATGAAGGTAAAAATTTTGATGAAGATGGTGATTTAGTGAAAGATACTAAACCAGTTAACAATCCTATTTATGCCGAACCTAAAAATCACAAAGGCCCATTTAACACTTTTGGTGAACAGCTCCGGGCAATCGTTCAATCTTCTCGCCCTGGTGCAACTATTGACAACAGACTTTTAGCTGTTCAAAATGCCGCTGCCGGCGGTGCAAGTGAGGGTGTGCCGAGCGAAGGTGGTTTTCTAGTACAAACTGACTTCTCGACTGAACTTTTAAACAACGTCTACGAAACAGGCATTTTGGCTCCCATGTGCCGCAAAATTGCTATTAGCTCCGGTGCAAACGGTGTTAAGATCAACGGCATTGATGAATCCAGCCGTGCTGATGGTTCTCGTTGGGGTGGTGTGCAAGGTTATTGGGCTGCTGAAGCTGGAACAGTAACCGGCAAAAAACCCGCATTTAGACAAATTGAATTAAAGCTTAATAAATTAATGGCCTTGTATTATTCTACCGACGAACTGCTGCAGGATTCCACCGCAATGGAAGGTGTGCTTTCACAAGCATTCGCCGAAGAAATTCGGTTTAAACTTGATGATGCTATATTCCGTGGCGATGGCCAAGGCAAACCCCTCGGCATTTTGGAATCTGGGTGCCTTGTTTCACAGGCCGCAGAAAGCGGACAAGCAGCCGACACTGTACTTTTTGAAAACATTGTCAACATGTGGAGCCGTATGATAGCCTCTAGCCGTGCAAACGCTGTATGGTTTATTAACCAAGAAATTGAACCGCAGCTTTATAGCATGGTTCTTTCCTCCGGTGTTTCCGGTATCCCTGTGTATATGCCGGCCAACGGACTTTCTACCACTCCTTATGCTACCTTGTTTGGCAAGCCTGTTGTTCCTATTGAACACGCTTCTAAACTTGGCGATGTTGGCGATATCGTTTTGGCTGATATGAGCCAGTACCTGCTTGCTGACAAGGGTGGTATTCAGACTGCTTCTTCTGTTCACGTTCAATTCTTGTATGATGAAACTGCTTTCAGGGTTACATACCGAGTCGATGGCCAACCTGTAAGAAGCTCTGCTATTACTCCATATAAAGCCACTTCCAGCAGAACATTGTCTAGTTTCGTAACTTTAGCAGCTCGCTAAATTTAAAATTAATTAGGAGGAAATAAAAATGAGACTTTCAGAAGAATATGGAATTGTTAATGTATTTAAACCAGCTGATAATCAAGACGGTGTTACTGGTGATAGTATTAACACTAAATATTGCGATCATGTTACTTATCTTTTATCTTGCGGGGCTTTAACTGGTGATGCGGTTTTGACCGTAAAATCCGGTGCTTCCGATGGAACTGAAACAACTGCGGAAACCTTTTACTACAGATTAGCTGGCGCAGATCAGGCTGCAACTGGTGCTGATGTGTATGCTGCTGAAACTTCCGCAACTACTTTAACTTTAACTGCTGCCACTTATGATAATAAGATTCTTATTATTGAAGTTCCGGTTGATAAATTGACCGAAGGACAGCCTTTTCTTACTTTAGCATTGAGCGATGCCGCAAGCGTGCACACTTCTTCTTGTGTTGCTATTCTTTCTGGTATGCGCTATAAAGCTAATCAGTCACCTTCTGTTATTGCTTAAAAAAATAAAAACTGCGCGGAGAACACGCAGAGAAAGAGGTAAAAAATGGGACAAGGATTTCAAGATAACGCCGGAAATATTCTCGGCGCAAATACAGCCAGCAATCTTTATAGCTCTGCTACTGTCACGGCTGATGCCGATGGCTCAATTATAGAAAGACTGGAATATTTACAGTCTGCTGTTGCTTCTGCTGGGCTTGCACCTGGTTGCTTTGCCTTTGGGGAAGCGGCTAGTGATACTGATAGTAAAACAGCCATAGTTATAGCAAGTCTTGCTGGTTATGGTGATGACTTTTTTAACAACAAATATTATTTGCAGGTTTTGCACAATGCTGATAGCGCAGGCAACGCCCCGGAAGCGGAAGTGCGGAAAATCACCGATTATGTCAGTGCAACCGGAACTTTTACAGTTGATGCGTTTTCAGCTAATGTTGGGCAGGACATCTGCCTTGTTCTACACGAATCCCTTGTTATACTTGGCAGGGATGACAACAACAACGTAATAGCAACGACTAATATCACTGCAAATGCTGACGGCTCCGTTTTGGAACGGTTAGAATATATCCAGGGGCTTGTTGGTGGAACTGACGGTGCATCTAACATCTTGGGCGCAAACGACGCCGATAATGGTTTTGATTCTTCTACTGTGGCTGCAAACGCTGATGGCTCTATTGTTGAGCGCATTGAATATTTACAGGACGAACTCGGCGCTTCGGTTGGTGCGTCCATTTCTGCGGATATCGCGGCAGTTAAGGCTGAAACCGCTATTATTAAAGCAAACCCTGGACTTGGTGTGGCAAATGTTATTATTAAGGCGGTTACGTTTACGAATGCGGCTGCTGATGTGCCGTTGTTTACCGTAACTGGCGACGTTATTGCAAGGATTGTTGCTGTTTGTAAAATAGCTTGTGAATCCGCAGCTGGTTGTAACGTAAGCGTTGCCGCAAACAGTGTCGCAATCATTGCCTCTACGGATGTAACTACTCTTGAAGCAGGTGATATTTGGCATGATGCTTCTCCTGATGCAGAAGTGGAAACTTTAGCGGATGCCATGAAAGAACGTGTTATTACTGACGGAAACGATATTTCGTTTACGGTTCAGGCCGAAAAACAGGTTGATTCTGGTGCAATTACGTTTTATTGTTGGTATGTTCCGCTCTCTGCCAATGGTGCAGTAGTAGCAGCATAAGGATGGGGGCGAGAAACCTCGCCCTTAATCTTTTAATGCCAAAATGAAAGAAGGTGACACAATTGGCAGCATCGGTAACTCTTACAGAAGAAACATATGGAGTGATAAAAAAAATAAAGTGGGAATGGACTGCACATACAGACGGTAAGGTGGCAACCACAACGGCAAACGCCGTTACTACTAAGACATATAATGGTGAATTAGTTAGGCTTGTAACCGTGCCTGATGGAACTAGCGCTCCTTCTGCTGATTACGATGTCTATGTTTATGACGGTGACAGCGTGGACGTATTAATGGCCGGTGGTTTAAACAGGCATACATCAAATACAGAACAGGTTGCGGCTTCTAGTTTAGGTGTGGTGGCAAACGACACTTTAACGCTTTATGTAGAAGGTGCAGGGGAGAGTACTAAAGGAACGGTCTATTTATACATAAGATAGGAGGTGGGCGATGTTGAAATATAAAATTATAACACCTGTAGCAACAGAGCCTATCTCTCTTAATGAGGTAAAACTACATTTGCGTCTGACTTCTAATACCTTTTCTGGTGACTCTGTTACTTTGCAAAGCATAACACCGGGTGGTCATACAATAGCCGCTTCCTACAGTTTAGTGGGGGCGGCTATTGATGTACTTGGTAAAGACGCATTGGTTAATCTTAATGCGGGGGCTTGTGGTGCAGGTGGAAGCGTGGCGGCCAAGATACAAGAATCAGACGATAATACTAATTGGACGGACTTTACTGGCGGTGGGTTTACCACCGTGACCGAGAGCAATGATAACGCTATTCAAGAGATTGAATATACCGGCATTAAGCAATATATCCGGGTGGTGGCTACTGTTGCGGGTGCGACTTGTAGTTTTTCGGCTGATATAATTACTAAAACCGGCTATTCAACCGAGGATAGTTTATTATCAATGTTGATTACTGTAGCTAGGGAATACTGTGAAGGTTTTACCGGGTTGGCATTGGCAACACAGACTCTTGAGGCCATGCTTGATGATTTTCCAGCACACAATTATATCAAATTGCCAAAGTCCCCAATACAAAGCGTAACTAGTATAAAATACAAAGACTCCGAGGGGACAGAAACAACAATGACCGCCACTACAGACTATCTTGTTGACACAGATAGCATAGTGGGGCGAGTAATTCTTCCTTATGGTAAATTATGGCCATCTTTTACGCCCTACCCTGATAACGCAGTTAGAATTAGGTATATAGCCGGCTATTATGCCTCTAACCTTATCCCTACTAGTATTAAACAAGCCATGTTGCTTCTAGTTGGTCATTGGTATGTAAACAGGGAGGCTGTTGGTCAGGTAGGCGGCCAGATAGAATTTGCTGTTAAGGCTTTATTATCAATGTATCGCGTGCGGTTTTTTTAAGGTGGTGACGATGTGAGAGCAGGAGAACTTAATCAACTAATTACCATTCAAAATAAAACTATATCGTATAACTCATATAATGAGCCTATTGAGGGCTGGACGGATGGTGCGACTTTATGGGCTGCTGTAGTTACAACCGGAGGCGGCGAGTTTTACGCAGCGCAGAAGCTTAATGCCGAAACGTCTTGTTTGTTTAAAATCCGCTTTACGTCTAATATAACCAGCCGACAGCGTATCAAGTATGGCAATCGTACTTTTGCTATTTTGAACATTAATAATGTAGATGGAGCAAATAAAGAATTGCAAATAGCTGGGAAAGAGGTGGTGTAGGTTGGAAATTGAAGAAGCTTTGACCACCTATTTACTAGCTCAAACAGGATTAACCGCCTTAATAGACAGGCGGTTTTTTTATGAAGAAATGCCGCAAGGGGCAACATTCCCGGCGGTAGTTTGTATCAAGGTGAGCGATATAAAAGATCATTATTTAACTACCCAATCAACGCTAGAAAGTCCCATGCTGCAATTTACTGCTTATGCAAGCACTAAGGCTGGGGCAAGGGCTGTATCAAACCAACTAAAAGCTGCTCTGTGCGACTATACGGGCACGTTAAGTGGCGTTGTTGTGCAATATATTAGGCTAGAAAACGAACTTTCCGGCCTAGAAAAAAGCTCTGATGGAACCGTGAAAGTGTACACAGAGGATTTAGAATTTGAAATCAATTATATAAAGGAGTGAATTAAATGGCTACAAACCATGCTTTTGGAACTACGTTTTCCTGGAATAGCCAGACTGTTGCAGGGTTGACAGCAATTAATGGTATTGAGATATCTGTTGATACTGTTGATGTTACCACGCATCAATCTAGCGATTATTACAAGGAAGTTTTGCCGGGTCTTATAGACCCCGGCGAGGTAAGCTTAGAAGGGTTTTTTGATTATACCGACACCACCGGCCAGCAAGCCATGCTGACTGACCTTAACAGCCGCACATCCAGAACGGCTATTATTACTTTTCCGTCCGCGACTGGGACAACCTGGACTTTTACAGGATATGTTACTGCTTTGAAAATTGGTGATGCTGGCATAGATGGCGCAATTCCATTTAGTGCCACTATCAAACCAACTGGCAAGCCAACTTTTGCAGTGGCTACTGTAACTGGTATGAGTGCTTGCGGATTCTCTAACGATGTTCTGATGATGCCCTCGTTTGCTATTGGAACCTTTGAGTATGTTGTGACAATTACAAACGGACAAACTTCAACGGTGGTTACTCCTGTTGATACTACCTCTGGTGAGGTTATTACCATCACCGCTAACGGTGTTTCCCAAACCGTTGCAACCGGTGAAGCATCAAGCGCTATTACTTTGGCAGCAGACGAAATGACAGATATTGTTATTGTTATTTCTCACGCTTCTAAAGCATCTAAGACTTATACTTTCCATTGTGCCGTTTTGGCAGCTTAATTTAAATCTGGGGAGTGGGGAAACCTGCTCCCCAAACTTTTAAGGAGGAAAATAAAATGGCAATACCATTTGTAACAATAGAATTAGACAAACCCTATCGCTTGCGTTTTGGTATGGGGGCGATGGTAGAATTCGAGCAATTAACAGGTGTTAAATTAATGTCAATTAGTGATGAAATGTCAATGGACACCTGTGCAAAACTTCTTTGGGTTATGCTTCAACAAGAAAATAGGGAGCTAACTCTAGAAAAAACGTGTCAACTTGTTGATGAATACGCGGATAATATTAACGATGTTATGGGTGCGGTAACTGGCGCAATTGAAGCTGCTTTTGCCCAAAAGGGAAAAAGCCCAAACATGGGAAAGCCGAAAAAGTAGCACCTAAATGGTTAGATTTTTCGGCAGAATTTGAATTTGGTGTCGGCGAGTTACAGCTTAATCCATTAGAGTTTTGGCTTTTAACGCCGGCAGAATTTTATTTAATAGTGGATGGTTTTCAGCGTCGGCACAAAAACCACATTAATGAATTGTTGTATTTGGCATGGCATACCGAAGCTTTTGCTAGGCAAAAGAAACTTCCCTCATTAGATAGTCTTTTACAAAAGAACGAAAACGAAAGTGGGCAGCAAAGACAACAGACCGACGAAGAAATGATGAATATGTGTAAATTACTCAATGCAGCCTTTGGCGGTGAGGTGGTAGAAGTATGACAATACATAGTAAAAATCAGACCACCATAGATGGACTAGATGAGTTAATAGATGCTTTTATGAAACTGCCAGAAGAATCGTTGGTATTTCTTAAAAATGCTTCTAATTCAGCGGGTGATATTGTTTTAAATAAGAGTAAACAGAAAGCTCCGGTTGATACCAGAAATCTTCAAAACAGTTTAAAACTTGTTAAGGCAAAAAAAAGCAGTAAATATCCTTATCGGGTATTTAGCAAAGTAACACTTGGAAAAGGTTCAGCTTATGCTGTGCCGGTAGAACTGGGGCATAAGTTAGTTAAAAACGGGAATGTGGTGGGCGCTGTTAATGAAAAACCATTTCTAAGACCAGCGGCAGATGAAAGCAAAAATGAAGTTTTAAGCATTGTGGCTGATGCTATGAATAAAGCACTTGAGCAGATGGGGGGTAGAAAATGAGTACAGTTATCAGGTCATTAATGGTTAAGGTGGGCGCTGATCTAACCAATATGCAGAAGGGGTTTAATCAAGCCTCTAAAAATCTAAAAACAGTCGGAAAGCAATTTTCTAGTGCAGGAGCGACCTTAACAAAGGGCTTAACCGTGCCTATTTTAGGAGCGGCGGCTGCTCTTACAGGCTTAGCCTTAAAAGCGGGGGAAAATGCGGATGCGCTTATCACACTGGCAAACAAGACAGGCATAGCAACCGAGCAGCTTCAAGAAATGCAATATGCTGCCCGCTTTATTGATGTAGAAGTAGAAACCATGACCGGCTCAATGCAGAAATTAACCAAGAATATGGACAATGCAAAAAAGGGTATAAAAGATCAGGTTGAGGCTTTTGCGGCTTTAGGTGTTGAATATCAGAACGCAGATGGCACGTTAAGGAATGCAAAAGAAGTTTGGGCCGATTCGATTGATGCACTTGGTAATATTTCAAACGAAGCGGAAAGAGACGCTATTGCTATGCGTCTATTTGGTAAGTCTGCCCAAGAATTAAACCCTCTCATTGTTGCCGGAACGGACGAATTAACGCGGTTAAGCGAAGAGGCTCATAATGTCGGGGCTGTACTGTCTGACGAAGATATTGAAGCGATGGGCGCATTTGATGACGCGATGCAGAGAATTAAAGCCACAACCGAAGCGGCGGGCTCAAAAATGGGGCTTGCTTTTATACCCGTGATAGAAAAGATAATTCCACTTATTCAAGACAAGCTTATTCCTGGTATTCAAAAATTTGCAGACTGGATATCGAAAATGATAGACGGGTTTAATAATCTTTCTCCTAGTATGCAAAAATTCACCCTTGCGCTAGGAGCTCTCGTTATTGGTATTGGCCCCGTCTTTTCGGTAGTTGGTAAACTAACTACCGGGCTTGGCGGCATAGTTGGTGCGGCAGGTACGGCCTCTAAAGCGTTTACTTTAGCCAAGGGTGGCATAATGGGTGTCAAGGCAGCCTTTACGGCTTTCATGGGGCCTGCTGGCTTGGTTATTTTAGCGGTGGCAGCGGTAGCAGCTGCGGCCTATCTTATTATTAAGTATTGGGAACCGATAAAATCATTTTTTATTAATTTATGGGATGGCATTGTTTCTTTTTTTAAAAGTATTCCAAAAAAAATGATAAGTATTGGAACTGATTTGGTTAAGGGTTTATGGGAAGGGATTAAATCCGCGGGGAATTTGATTAAAAAAAAGATAACCGGCTTTGGCTCCGGGATTATTAATAAATTTAAAAGCATATTTGGCGAACATTCGCCGTCAACAGTAATGGAAGAGGTTGGGGTAAACCTTGGTAAGGGTCTTGCTAAAGGTATTGACGAAAGCGTTACTATCGTTCAGAAAAGCACATCTAAACTAGCGAATCTGTTAATATCTAAACAGGAAGAGCTTGGCAAAAAACTGCTTGAAATAACGGATGATGCCCAAAAAGAAGCAGTACAAAAACAAATAGATTCCTTATCCTCTTTACATGACGAGCTTACCAGCTTAACCGATGAAATCGAGCAAAAGCAAGAAAATTTTGCTTCTAAATTACAAAGTTATGGCGCTCTTTTTGATACAATTCAATTTGAATCTGGTGATGTTTTAGAATTAAGGAATTTACAGCCTGACATTGACGAGTTGGTTGCTTATGGCAAAGCGCTAGATGATTTAAAGCAAAAAGAAATTCCCGAAGATTTGTTAACAGAAATCCAGGACATGGACGTTGCAACCGGATTGGAATATGCGCAGAAATTATTAGCATTGACAGACGAAGAATATGATGAATATATTTTAAAATTCAATGAAAAACAAGCTTTGGCTAAGCAAATTGCCGAGAAGTTTTATGCCGAAGAGCTTAATGCCCTTAGTAATGAGTTTGTGAATAAGTTACCGGCTGAATTTAGTGACATAAAAAGCGAAATGGAAAGTGTCGGGATTGATGCGGCCAAAGGAGTTGCATTGGGTTTTGCGAGCCAAGAGGAGGAAATTAGCACGTCCTTTGTTGGCACTCTTTCCGCTGCTTTAGATGCGGCAAAAAAATCTTTAGATATTAATTCCCCATCAAAAGTTATGCATGATCAAGTTGGCGCAATGGCTGCTGCTGGGATTGCGGAAGGAATAAGTGATAATAAAAATTTGGTCACAAACGCCATGAGCGAGTTAACTTCTGGCCTTTCTGGTAATACAAACATTGGTTTATCAGCACAAACAAGTCCAGCAGATAATAATTTATCTCTTACTAATGCGTTTTTGTCTGGTCTTAACATGATAGCGTCTAAGGTCTCTGCTAATAACAATACTTCGTCCAATGCGACAATGGTATTAGATGGAATAACAACAGCAAGAATGCTTGTTCCTTATGTTCTCAAAGAGTTTAACCGCATCGGCGTGAAGGTGGTGGAAGCATGAGCGTTATTAATGGCGTAACGGTTATTGAACAGCTTAATTTTACCCCCCAAAAAGAAATTGTTCGCTCTGGCGAAATGGTTAACGGATTAGGCCAAACGATAGGCGATTATGTTAGATTAAAATATACCTTAAATTTCAAATGGCCAGCTCTTTCCGCTGCTCTTTTGGCTTTGCTTGATGCTGCTTTGGATCCGGAAACGTACCCAACCTTTAGCGTAACGCACTCTACTTTAAGCGGGGATTATACGGGTACTTATAAAGTAACTTCGCCGTTACAAGCTGAAAGGTTGCTTTATAACTCTACTGATGGGCTTTATGAATGGGGAAACGTGACATTAACATTAGGGGAGGTTTAAATTATGCAAACAGTAACAGCCCCTTTTGATACTAAAATGTCATTAAACACGAGACCTAAACTAACCGCCGAGGTGGAATTCCAGCAGTTGACGGTAGGGGCAGCAGAAGATGCGGAATTTACCGCAACTGGTGAGAATGTTATAAGTGACTTAGATCAATTATCTAATGGTGTAAACAGTTTAACGAATTATGCAACACTAGAAAGCGGTCGCTGGCCGCTTGATGGTAGTACTTTAATACTCCCAGACGTTACAACTGGCCAAATTGGGGCGTGGAGTGATGAATTGTCTGCAACAGATAAAACATTTACTACGCCCTTGATTTTAACTGTTTCTTTTTCTTCGGTGATAGATAGTGTTGGCTTAACGATTTATTTTGACACGGCGCAAGGAGGCTATCCCCCCGCTTTTACGATCAACGTTTATAACGGGGTGACTCTTAGCGAAACGATTAATGCTACCGCTACAAGCTCAACCTGGGTTTATGAAACGCCAGTTAATGATTATGACAAATTGGAAATTGAAATCTCCGAATGGAGTGAGGCAGAACAGAGAGCCAGGATAGCACAGGTTTATTTTGGTCTTGTTCAGATTTTTGGTGATGAAGAAACAGTTGAATTTTCCGTTTTTCGACAGATTGATCCGGTGAATGCAAGTAATCCAGCATCGGAATTGCGTTTTGCTTTTGACAACAGGGATGGGAAATACGATTTTGAAAATCCGTCTGGAATTTATGACTATGTGACCCTGCGGCAAGAAACTTTTGCTAGACTTGGCTTTGCTGGAGAGTTAATCCCATTAGGGGTTTATTATGTAACAAAATGGGAAACCAATCAATCAACGGGAAAAGCGACGTTTCAAGCATTGGACGCATTGTCGTTATTGGATGTGACATTTACAGACGAAACATATACGAGCCAAACCCTCACCACCATTGCAACAGCCGCTCTAACGCAGGCGGGGATTGCCAGTTATAGTCTTGACAGTAGTCTTGGTGACATAACGGTAACAGCTACTCTAGAGGGGAAAACGTGTCGTGAGGTCTTGGTTAACATTGCAATTGCTACCTGTCTTACGCTTTATGTTGACACAGATGGGGTTTTAACAATTGGTGCTTTGCCTACTGTTGCAGAGGATTATACAATCACATATGCCAATAGCCAAAAACCGGTGGGCAGTCTTGCCGACCCGTTAAAATCAATATCGGTAACATATGATACAGATACAGCAGTTACAGCAAGCTATGAAGATTATGGTCAGGAGATAAATATTAGTAATAATCCATTTATCCAAACCGAAGCAAGGGCAAATGCAGTCTTGGCATGGTTGGCGGCCTATTATCAACGCCGCAAAAATTACCGCAATGACTGGCGGCAGAATCCTAAAATAGAATGTGGAGATATAATTGGGATAACTACTGATTACGGTACACCAACTGCTACAGTAACAAGCCAACAATACACATATTCAGCAGGTGGTTTAACAGGTCAAACTAATAGTAAGGGGGTGACTTAAAATTAATTATTTTAAATCAACTTACGAAAAAGATTTAGTCTATAGCCCCAATTGGTATAAGACTGCCTCCTTTGCGCCACCGGCAACGATACTCTTATATGATGACGAAAACTGTTTTTGTATTGGGTATATGGAAGATGAATTGCCGTCCGATTTGGAACCTATAACAAAAAAACAGGCATTAGCGCTTATTACTAAAACTGAGGGTAGAAAAGTTTATAAAAACGATATGTTGCTGCATAGATGGGATGAGAGGGTGATGGTACATGGCAGATAGATATTGGATAGGCGGCACGGGGAGTTGGTCTGATACCGCACACTGGTCAACCTCCTCTGGTGGTTCTGGTGGCGCGAGTGTTCCCACTTCTGCCGATGATGTCTATTTTAATGCTAATTCTTTTAATTCCGGAGGTTCGTCTTTTACAGTAGATGTGGTTGCGTATTGTAAAAATATTAATTTTACTGGGGTAACAAACTCTCCTTCTTTTACACTTAATAAAACCGTGTATGTGTACGGCAATATAGCTTTAGCCGAAAACAATACTATGACAACAGCATACGGTGCTTTTAGTTTTAAGGGTGGTGGTACGCAAACATTTACTTCTAATGGCACTTCGTTTGCATCAGATATAATCATTGAAAATGATTCGACATTAAGCTTACAAGACGATTTTTCTTCAGAAAGAGGCATTATATTTTATTCAGGGCAACTTGATACAAATAATCATAATGTTGCTGCTTACTGGTTTTATACAGATGGTGCAGGCAGCAAAACTCTTAATCTTGGCTCATCGGTTATAACCTTAACTTATACCAGCGCTTCATATTCGGCTTGGGATATGTTAACCGGAAGTAATAAAACGCTAAATGCCGGAACGTCAAAAATAATTTATCAAAACCCATCTTATTTTGATGGTGGGGGCTTTACTTATTATGATGTGGAATTTAAAAGCGGAACAAGTGTTATAACAGGTTCAAACACATTCCATGATATTATTATTGCTGCTGGCCTTACTCATAAATTTACTGCTGGTACCACGCAAACCATAACAACAATGAGTGGTCAAGGTGCAAGCGAAAATCTTATTACCTTAGAATCAACAGCAAGCGGAACACCTTATACAATTTCTAAGGCAAGCGGTCTGCTCAATGTGAATTATTATTCAGTTAAAGATTGTATTGCTACGGGTGGCGCAACATTTAACGCTTATAATTCAACAGATGCAACAGGTAATATTGACTGGAATTTTAAAAGCGGTGACCCTTTTGGCGATTGGATAACGCCGGTTACTAACCGCACAACTGGTGCAAAATATTCCGCAATAGATTTAAATCGCATTGAGAACAATACGGGTTATTTAGGTTATTTTCTTGGTTTATATGGCTATTTAGCAGATGTTTTAATTAAAACAAGTTGGCTAATTTCTGATATACCAAGAGAGGCACAGACAGATGCTTTATTGGCTAATCTGGCAACAATCAGGGCTGTGTTAGCTGTTTTCTCAACCACGCCAGCCATACCAGCGAGCATGGATAATTTGACCTATATTCAAGCAAATAATATTGAGAAAATTTTAGAAGATGTTAATACACTAACAACAAATATGATTGCCGCTTGGTATTATAGCGGCGATTTGTATTGTGGGGAGGTATAAGAATGAAGGATAGAGTTCCCACTTACCCAGGCAGAATAACGCTAACCCCTGTTGAGGGGCAGACTAATACTTATGATTTAGAAAGAGCGGATAGCCCAACAGAAACAGGCACAGCTTTAAGCAAGGCTAACTTGTTAACTGATGCCACAGCGGCAAAATATGGCTACGCTGCCGAAGATGACGCAACACCAGAAGATGTTTTTGATGATTTAGCAGCTATTTTGCCACAAATAGGTGATACAATAACAACAGTTAGGGCAGATTTGGATACTAACTGGCTGCTATGTAACGGAAGTCTTGTTGATGTTGATACATACTCTTCGTTAGCTAGTCTGTTAAGTGTGTCACCGTCTGGCACTTGGCCAACAAAAGCATTTTCAACGTCAATTACAGCAAAAAAAATTGCTTATGGCGATGGCTATTTTGCCGCCGTTGGTGATGCTGGTAAGTTGTATTATACAACCAATCCATCCGAAGCATGGACAGAAACGACTATTATTAGTTCTAGCTATGACCTAAAAGCAATTGCTTATGGCAATGGTTATTGGGTTGCTGTAGGGCAGCAGACGGGTGGTAGTTATGGCAGGGTTTTTTATACTACTGATATAACAAGTTCGTGGACTGAAAAAGGTGCTATTGCAATAGAAACAGCTGCTTATCGTGCGGTTACTTATGCTAATGAATATTGGGTAGCTGTGGGTGACAGTGGCTATTTATATTATATTAATGGTAATCCAACTGGCACATGGACGGGTAATAGGCGAGAAACTTATAACTATTATGGAATAGCTTATGGTGATGGGAATTGGGTAATAGCTGGTCAAGGTGGTAATACATATTACACCACGGATCTATCGGCAGGGACATGGACAAATAAAACACAGGGTAGTGATATTTTATATGGGCTAACCTATGTTAATGGATATTGGGTGGCAACAGGAAGCGGAGTTTTGCGATATGGAACAAGCCCAGCAGACACATGGACATCTAATCCTCCAGCCGAAAGTGTTTTATTTCAAAGCCCTGTATATGTTGGCGGTTATTATATTACGGTTGGTGCTAATGGTAGTGTTTATTATAACACTAATATTACTAGCTCGTGGACAGCAAATGCGCAAGACTCGCAAGCCTTTGCGGGAATAGCTGCTAATGACAGTTTGGTTGTTGGGGTTTATCCAGCGGGAGTTAGTTATACTGGTAAAAAACTGCCCACCATTTCCCCTGATGGTGCTTATACTTATATCAAAGCTTTATAGGAGGTATTCAAATGGTGATTAATAATCCAACATTGCCGCCCAGGGGTGGTTTTATAGAAGTTGAGATTGATGGTGAACGAAGACACGAAAGTATTGTAAAAGATAATTCATTACTAGAGGATTCTATAATACAACTTTTAGTTGACCAGGAATATAAAATAACCTTAATAGAGTTGGGGGTATGAATATGTTATATAACGTGTTAAAAGTTCTTATTCAACGTGGACAAACAGATGGCCTAGAAGGGAAAATAGACATTTTCTTTGCAGCTGGCAAATTAAGCCAGATAGAATACGAAGAACTAATTGGTTTATTGCCTGTTGTTGGGGTTTGATTATGTTTACCGAAAACAAACCAACTGCCCAAAAACTTAATATCGACCATTGGCACTTAGCCGGCTATTCTGGCAAGGGGGTTAGGGTTGCAATTATAGACCCTACCCCTAAGCTTTATAGCTACCAAAAAGGAATTATTAAACAGCCTGTTCTTATTGGTGAGTATTTAGAAGCCGGACACGGCGGTCAATGCTGTGCGGTAATACAAGAATTTGCTCCTAATGCGGAGCTTTTTCTTTTGCCCGACACGCTCGAAGCCTGGAACTGGATTT